CGTCGCGGACGAGGAGTTCGAGAAGCGCCTCGCCGAGTTCTCGCAGGGCGAGGCTCTGAAGGACACCCTACGGGATAGCCTCGAGGATGACGAAGCCGCACACCTCCGCGACGAAATGATCGAGAACATTCAAAAGATGGACACCGAAGCCGCCTTGCTGACCTGGAAAGAAGGGTTCGCATTCCGCAGCGATCTCGCCTCACTTCCCAAGGCGATGCAGATCGCGGTGCGCAAGGCCGGCGCGACGAAGCTGGAGACGCTGCAGAAGGCGGCGCGGTAACCATGAGCCGCGCTCTCGTCGTGCTCCGGAACCTAGCCGACCGCGAGAAGGTGGCGCTGTGGGCCTCCAAGGCCCCGCCAGGCACGCGCGTAGAGTTCAAGGCTACCAAGCGGTCCCTGCCCCAAAATGCTCGGATGCACGCCATGCTTGGAGAGATCGCCTCTCAGGTGAAGTGGCATGGCGTCTGGCTGAAGGCGGATGACTATAAGCTAATCTTCCTCGATGCCCTGAAGCGCGAATTACGCATCGTCCCGAATTTGGATGGCACCGGCTTCGTGAACCTCGGCCGCTCATCCAGCGATCTCTCGAAGGAAGAGATGAGCGATCTCATTGAGATCATCACCGCTTGGGGCGTCGAGCACGGCGTACGCTTTAATGATCCAGCCGGCATCGCCGCGTGAGGCCGGAAGCGATGTGGCTCTGCATGATAGTCGGAGGCGCGCTGCTGTGGATCGTCATCATCACTACGATAATTTGGCTCACTTAGCGTGAGCGACTGAGCTTGCGGCGAAGAGAGAGAAGGAAAGTGAAAATGCGTAGAGTGTTTTTGAGTGCGGCAATTGCCTGCCTGTTGGCGAGCAATGCGTGGGCCGGCGTCACATGCCAGCAAATCGGCCAATTTACCTACTGCACCGACAGCCAGGGCAATCGCACCACATGCCAGCAGATCGGCAATCAGACGTACTGCAACTGACAACTCGGGGGGGGCTTTGCGCCCCCCCCATTTCACAGGAGGGCCGCATGACCGAACCTGACAAGGAAGCGTTTGAGGCGACGGTCCAAGATGCCATTGCTGCGGCAATCCGCGCTGCCCGCACTGCCGCACTGGAGGAGGCAGCGAGGGCATTTGAACCGGACGAAGATGGCCACGATAGCCACAGCTATCACTTTACGGCGGAAGAGGTCGCCGCCGCGATCCGTAGCCTTAAGGAGCAGCCATGACCCACGATCCCGCCATCATCGAAGCTGCGGCGCGGGCGCTCTTTGCGTCTGAGATGCCCGGTGCGGATTGGAGAGTGCTTCCGGGTCTCCACGACAAATTCCGGGCTCGCGCTCGCGCCGTCACGCCACTGATCGAAGCCGCCGCGCTGGAGCGGGCGGCGAAGGTGGCGATGGACCATCCGAATGGAAGCTACGAAGTTGCCATCGCCATCCGCGCCCTCAAGGAACAGCCAGCCGAAAGCAGCGCCGCGTGAGCGAGGGGCGGGCATTGCCGCGGGTCTACACGCCAGCCGCATTGGCGCGCGAATGGATGTGCAGTGAACGGCATATCCGCAACCTCGTCGCGGCAGGCCAGTTGCGCGCCTTCCGGCTTGGCGGCAAGTTGCTCCGAATTAGCCTTGAGGAAGCGGAGGCGTTCAAATGCCGGAATACAGCATCGGACGGCTCAACGGACGCTTCTGCCTCACATGGTATGGCGGAGGAACCCGACACCGTTACTCGCTTGGGACCGATGACCCGCGCGAGGCTGAACGCATTGCGCCAGCGCTCTACGCAGAGCTGACGCGGCCGAAGGGAACGACGGTCGAGGAACTGTGGAGGGCTTATGTTCGGGATAAAGAAGGTCGCGCCATCCTGCCCACCATGTCTCACACATGGAAAGCTCTACGTGATCGGTTTGGGTCAATGGAGGCTCATGCTGTTACGGTCGCCGACTGTCGGGCTCACATCGATGTACGTCGCGGTAACGGGATCAGCGACGGAACAACCCATACTGAGCTCGGCCATTTGCGGATGGTCCTTCGATGGGCCGAGCAGCAAGGACTGATCGACCGTGCCCCGCACATCGAAAGGCCGTCAAAGCCCAGGCCGCGAGAGCGGCATCTCAGCAGGGAGCAAGTCCGGGCTCTTTTCGATAACGCAAACCTCCCCCACGTCCGCCTCTACGCTATCCTGGCTTACACGACTGCTGCCCGAAATAGTGCGCTGCTTGGACTGCGGTGGGAGCGTTGCGATTTCGAGACAGGCAGGATCGACCTCCGTGACCCTGCACTTACCGCTCCGCACAAAGGACGCGCCATAGTCCCCATGCTCAGGACCGCTCGCGCTGCCCTCCAGGAGGCCCGCCAAGGCGCTCTGACGCCGTGGGTGATAGAATGGGCCGGGAAGCCGGTGAAGAGCGTCAAGCGCGGGCTGCAGGCCGCTGCGCAGCGTGCCGGGCTGGAGCACGTTAGTCCACATCAATTGCGGCATTCGGCGGCCGTACATCTCGCGGAGGACGGAATAAGCATGGACGAGATCGCCCAATGGCTGGGGCACTCGAATGTCAACACGACGAGGCAGGTTTACGCGAGGTATTCGGCAGATTACCTGCGCGAAGCGGCGGCAGCATTAGAATTCGATGATCTCGGTCCTTCGAGGGTGAAACATGCAAAAACCCGTTCCTAGCGCCCCCGGCTTTTATGTTTGTGACAAGGGTCACGTTTGGCGGAATGGGCGACAGCTCAAGGTCCAGACAGACGCGCTTGGATATCAGCGCATAAAAACTTCCATCCAAAACCAGATAAAGACGCGCTCGGTGCATCGCATGGTTTGCGAGGCTTGGTACGACTGAGGGGCTTGAGTGATGACCACCGAGGTTCGTTGGGAAGCGACGATAGAAGATGATGACGAGTTTGTTGCTGGCACAGGAAGACAACAAACCATCCTGACCGGCAAATGGGCTGATAGCGCAGAGAACGCTACGATCGCCGTCGAGCGTGCGCTTTGCTATTACCTCGACAGCGAGACGTGGGATAGCTGGTTCGGACTGGATTGCTCCAGCGTAACGCTGCGGTGCCGTGTTTATGCACCAGTGGCAATCGCAGGCGATTATCTGGCTGATGTCGGGCGCGTCACGACGGCTTACGTTCGGAAAACGGCATCTGCTGTCATGGATATTCCACCGCACACTACGTTGAAATGACCTCTAAGGACTTGAGAAATATGGTGGGCGCGACAGGGATCGAACCTGTGACCCCTACGATGTCAACGTAGAGTTCGGCCTGGAACTGGCGGAACTCTGCGGAATTCGCCGGAGCGTTTTATGAAAGAATGGCCCTTTGTTCACGGTTCAGGCATGGTTGGTGGAATGGATGCTCCATAGGGAAGTATGTAAACAGGAGTTGTTCATGGTTCAGAGCGAACACCGTCGCGTCCAGAATACCGAGGACTTCACGGACTGGAATTGGGGAGACCCGCCCGACCAGCTAGCCAAACCATCTGAGAAATTAGCGTCCGACATTGTCGCCCAGATCAAAGAGTGGGGCAGCGACATCGCCAGCGAAGCTCACGAAAAAAGCTGTGCCATCGGCGCGGCAGTCGCTTTCGAACAACTCGTCCAAGACGGCTTCTTCTCATTGGAAGACATAACCGACAAGGGATTGCTCATCGAATTCTGGGCAACAGAGGACTTTTGCATTCAGGACGAGTTCGACATCGTGGCCAGAGCCCTCGATTTTGACGATCCGCAACACTTCTCCACCCACCTTCGCCGCCTGGCCGATGCCATCGACGCTGCGAGCACCATTGCCCCCGATCCAGCAACCCCCACCTGATCCCAGCGCCTGACGCCCCACCCCCACAATCCGCCCCCCCTCTACGGGGCGCCGGGCGCACCATTCCGCTCGAGCAGTATTTCGAGCCGCTGCAAGCGGCGTTCCAGCGCGCCGATCGTCTGGCAGGCATGGTAGACAAGCCAGCCGACAAACAGCGCTGTCGTGGCGTTTATGGCGATCGTGGCGCTGGCTAGGAGCAGCAGTGCTTGCCAGGAGACCGGCCCTTCCATTTCACGGCGTTATGTTGTTGACCATGTTGATCAGGAAACTGCCGCTCACGGTGATACGCGATGTGTTGGTGAACTCCGCATCTGTAAGCGCGTTCAAGGCGCCGCCGCCCGTCGGATTATAGCGAAATAGCGATATTGTATTGGTACCTGTCGTCACCTGCGCATAGACGGATGTGTTCGCGGTCGGCAACTGGATCGCAAACGGGATGCAAGCACAGGCGACAGGCACGCCAGAGGCATTGACGAGCGGCGGAAACACGCCAACCGGTATGCCGGTGATCGACACTGTCCCGCTCAACATGTCCACATCGTTCACATTGATATAGCAGTCGAAAAACAGCGTGTTCCCGACGACATGATAAGTGCCGCCGCGCGTGGTGTAGTGATCAGGGTCGGTCATCGAGCCGGTCGAGCCGGTCAGGACCGGCGTCCAGGTTTTCTTCACGGCCATCGGAAACCGTGTGACGACCGAGCTTGCGCCGCTCAAGGACGTGTCGTTGGCGTGACCCGTCGTGCGCACGTCCTCGAAGACGTTCTGGTCGCAGCCGACCTCTTCGACGATGTCGCGATTGACGTCGACGCACACGAGATCCTGCACATGCGCCAGTTCGGTGCCCCAGGCGTAGTCGGTGTGTTTCCCGCACACGATGCCGGCCGGGGCGGCGGTTGTAGTCGGCCTGGGGGCAATCCCCATCGTTATGTAGTCCCCGGTCTGCCGCGTTTTGACGTTCCTGATGCGCGACTGAATGCACGACTGCAGGTCGATCGCGGCGATGCGTTCGGATGTTTCAGTCTGCGTCGCGCCGAGATCGCGGACGTAGCCGCCAAAGTCCTCGATCACGATGTCCTCGAGGAAGACGTCACGACTGCCATAGAAGGCCAGCGTGCGCCCCTGCATCCGCTTGGCCCTGAAGTTCCGGATCGTAAAGCGATGCCCCTGCGCGCCCAGGCCGGCGGGCGAGCCGACATTGCCGCCATACACACCGCCCTCGCACTCCAGCAGCCTGACATTCTCTACCGTTGCATCGATGAATTGCCGCTTCGCGGAGACGAAGCCGGCGCAGCGATAGGCCCAGCCGGTGATGTAGGCGTTCGCCCCCACGACCTGGGCAGCCTCGTCCCAGATCTGCGGCGTCATCAGGATGCCAGTTCCACCGCCTGTTATTGCTCCGGTCGTGGCCGGAGTGGCAGCGGTGAACCTGAAACCCGTATATGCTCCCGGCGTGGCACCGATCACGCTATCTATTTGATACATTCCGCTGATCGTAATGCCATCAACTGTGATGGCCGTAGACCTGTTAAACGTTACATACTGGTTTACATGCCAGTCACCTGTCACCGTGCACGCCACTGTAGTCTTTGGCGCAACGGTGGTCGTCGTGAACGGGTCGGCCCCGAGCGTCTCGCTCTGCAGCTCGCCGCTTAGGTAGACCAGCGCATCCTTCGACGAGCCGCCGCGCACCCGGTAGCGCGCGCCGTAGCAGCCGTGGTCGTTGATGCCACTGTCGAGGTAGCCCTGGCCGATGTCGGTTGCCTCGGTCCGACCGGCATTGATCGGCCCGGGCGTGCCCGGCACGCGGTAGCCGCTGTCGAAAAACACGTCGATGTCGGGAGTGCATTGATTGAAGTCGAGCCAACTCAGGCCGTAGTTCACCAGTTGCGTATTCGGCAGGGCGGGCGCGACAACCGCCGGCGTCTGCGTGTCGTTGCCGTGCGCGGCGGTGAGGTCGGTCATGTCGAAGATGCCGCCGTGGATTTTTATCGGGACGTAGTCGTTGAATTGCATGTCCAAGGCAACGCCGGGAACAAAGCGGATGACTGAGCCGATCTTGCCGGCGTCAAGCGTCACAACCGTGGCTTCAGGCGACACCACGGTGACGGCTTTCATCGTGTGCAATTCGATCCCGGCCTTGATCCTCGCCGCCGGGTGGATGTCCCAGTTCACCGGCGTGTCGAAATCGCGCAGATCGATCCTGCCGGCGCGGATCGGGTAGATGCCCTTTGGCCAATGCACCAGGTGACCCGACAAGGCCGCCGCGATGATCACGTCGCGGAAGTCGGCCGCGCTTTCCAGCTTGGCGCGCTCTTCCTCGCCCTTCGACTGGGTCGAGCCGCTGCCGAACTGGTAGATATTGTATGGCTCGGTTTTGTAGCGAATGCGCGGCGGGTTGGGGATGGATCCGCCCGTGAAGGTGCGCGGAACCGTCGTGCCGCCGGCAAAGGTGCCCAGGTTGGTATAGGTGTTCGGAGGCCCGAGCCCGGTGCACTTGTAAAGACGATCCGGGGTGAACTCGGTGACGACATAGCAGTCGTCCAATGCGCTGCCGGTCGTCGGCAGATCCACGAGGAGGTCCACCGTGCCCTTGATCGGCACTTGGAAGGTGACCGAGGCCTGCAGTTCCGTGCGCGGGGTCGCAACCGCACTCCCGAGCGTCAGCGGCGTGAGGGCCTTGGTGTCGACGGTATAGATGCTGGCGCCGGACGAGACGTCGCCGGCCAAAGCCTTGGGAACATCAAACGTGCGGTTTACGCTGAGATCGTTACCACCCGTGAGAAGCCCTGTGGTGGTGATAGTCCGGGCGGTGGGAACCTTGGTTGCGAGAGGCGTTGCCAGTGCCAGCGGCGTCACCGCCTTGGTGTCGTCGGTGCCCGTAGAGGCTTCAGCCCCAGTCGCCTTGGGGACCGTAATCGTCTGGTTGGCGCTGAGAGCGCCACCTGCCGGGCTCGATACCGCCAGTCCGCTGCCGAGAACTGTCCTCGTGTTCGGGACGGCCCCCGTGACTTGCGCGACCGGCACCGTGCCGACCGATAACGTGCTCCCCGTCTGGACGATGGTCGTCCCGTCGGCAGTGATGACGTTGCCGCTGGACAGCAGCGTGAAGTTCACCGGGTCGGTGCCGGGTGTAGGGACGGCCGCTGTAATGCCGTAGAGCCGGTTCGACTGTGTCGTGCCGCCCGTGACCGGCACCGTGCCGGCAAACTCCGCCGACGCATCCATGTCCGTGGCGCGGGTCCAGGCGCCGGCCGCCGCGACGTAGATGCCGCTCTCGGCGGGCGCGGTCTGGTTCTTCACCAGCACCCGGTCGCCGGCAAGGAGTGTCACGCCATCAATGGTCAGCAGGCCGCCGGTTGCCAGGTCGATGTTTGCAGTGCTGGCGCAGGCGCAGGCGGCATGCGGGAAGGTGCCGGAAACCTGGGCGTCCACATAGGCCTTGGTCGTCGCGTCCGCGGCGTCGTCCGGCGCGCCGAGGCCGGTGATCTTGTTGCCGGCCATTGCCAGACCGCCGGCCATGGTCTGTAGCAGGGGCCAGGTATTGGCGAGGGGAAGGACATCCGTCCCGTCCTCGCCATCCTCACCGTCAGTGCCGTCAGCGCCTGGGGGGCCGACCAGACTTGCAAGCCAGTCCACCTCGGACCCGCTAAAACCGTTTTCGACCGCGATCTCATAGGCCGAGGCGCCGGGATCGCCCGGGGGGCCGCCCGGCGTGCCATCGTCACCGTCTTCTCCCGGCGGACCCGGCTGACCGGCCGGCCCAGCCGCGCCGCGCAGCAGCAGCGTCTCGAAGCGGGTGACGATCTCGCCATTCTGCCGCCCGATGATGATCTCCGACGCCATCACGCAGTCCTTTCTAGCCAGATCGGGGCGATGACCGTGGTGACGCCGTCTTTCTCGCGGATGAGCTTCACGAACGCCACGCGCCCGAGCGGAATCTGCAGCGTCTGCGGCTCGCTGAGCGTCACCGTGTAGTGCGGGTCGCCGGTCTCGAGGTTGCCGATCTCGATGGCCGGGTGTTGCCGCAGGCACCCCTCCCACCACACCTCAGCGCTGATGTTGTAGCCGGTGAGATCGAGCGGCACGCCGGGATCGCGCGCCTCCTCCCGTTCGAGGTGAGTGATGGCCGTGATCTCTTCCGTGCCGCCGACGAACGGCCGGAAGTGGCGGTTGTAGTAGGCCATGGATGGCTCAGAGCTTGATCTGGAACTGGATGAGCATGAAGGGCGGCATGTTCTCGTGCCTGTCGCTGACGCCCGTCAGCGCCGCCGCCGGGCCACCGGTGTTGCTGGTGAAGCCGGTGATGTCGACCAGGCCGGAGCCGCCGATCTGGTGGCCGATCATGTCGTCCATCGCGCCGGCCCCCGACACGCCGCCCGTGAACGCGGGGAAGTTTGCGCGGCCCGGATCGGCAAGCAGGATAGCGCCATCGCCATAACCATCGCCGGTGCCGTCAACATTGCCGTAGCGCGCTGGGTGCCCGTGATTGGCTGCCTGCAGCTTTGCCTTCGCCGCGACTGCCGGCGGCCCCACCTCTGCCGGAACGCCGGTCGCGCCGTGCGAGTGCGCCGGCATCTGCGCGGTGGTGAGCGCGATGTCGTCGTCGCCGCCCACTGCGCCGACGGTATCGCGGGCGACACCGGGGCCGGGAATGGCAGTGTCGACGTAGGCCGCGGCAATGAGATTGGCGGGCGACGCAGCGCCCATTGTATCGACGCCGAACGGTGCCTTCCCGCGCATGTCGGGCAGCGTGAGCTTCAGCCCGTTGGTGAAATCCTCCAGGGCAGAGCCGCCACGATTGGGGACAACCGGGCACACCAGGTTGCCGGTAGGAAAGGTGTGCGTGTTCCAGAGGTACTCGTAGAGATCCTGAGCGGCGGCGTCGGCCATCTCCGACCCGCCGGAGCCGCCCTTGCTGATGGTGCCGCCATTGCAGCGCAGCCAGCCCTCGTCCGCCGGATCGGCGGCGCGGCAGAACTTCATCTTCACGTCGCCGGTTTTGGCCAAGCCGGTCTGGTCGACCGGAACGCCGCCGCCACCGCCGCCTTCGCCCGACACCGTGCCGATGATCGGCACGCTGTCGTCGTCATAGATCAGCACGCCGGCAGCATCGGTGACGCGCACGCGGTAGAACTGCCGCCCTGACACCAGCGGGTCGTCAGGATCCGGGTCGGTGTCGTCGAAAAAGACCTGCGGCCAGCGCGCATTGCCGTCCGCCACGACCGGGTGCGTGTGTTCGTTGGCCGAGCCCAGGTCCGCCGATGAGTAGGTTGACATCGGGGTGCTCGTGGTAGCTTCATAAAAATACGCCAGAGCACCGACAATCAGGTTGTCGTTCTGGTCGAGCACCTGGGTGCGACTGAGGTTCCAATAGCCGGCCGTTTGACTACCCTCCCCGAGCATGTATTAGGTGCTCGGACTGGTCAGAGTTGCGTGAAGGTGTGTGATGGAGCTCGAAAGCCCGGTAATCGACCTGGAGCCGCATGAATGGCGGCGGAACGACAGGTCGTGGTTAGAAGATGCCTATGAGCCGCCGATCTATTGGGGCAGCCTCGTTATCTTTCTATTCACCTGTGCGATCGTCTTCTGGGCGCACTGGTACGTCTACCCCAACCGGCCGCCTATTGACCTGGGTTGGCTGGGAACAATTTATTGACGACATTCCCGACGACAGGCGTCCTGCGCGCCACGTCCTCGCCCACACCGTAAGCCTCATTGCTCCAGAACTTCTGATGGGCTGCCATGCGCGCCGCGATTCTCTGCGCCGCCCCCTGGCGCATGTTCAATAGCTGGATTGCCCTCTTCATCTTCGTCGGGTCGTTGGAGAGCAGCAGCTCGCCGATCTTGTCGGCAACCTTCTCGTTAATGCCCTTCTCGGCGGAGATTGCCTGACGCAGCCAGGTGGCGCCGGCCTTGATTGGCATGCCCTGCATGAACTGCGTGAAGACGTCCGGCGATATCCCGTTCTGCAGATCGCCCAGGTTGGCCATCTGCTGCGCCGTTGTCGAATTGCCGCCCACGCTCTCGGCGGTCCTCGCCATGGCGTTCTCTTTGAACAATGTCGCCCGAAAGCGGCGGAAGGCCGGCTCGTCCTGGAATGCCGCCCGCAGGGTTTTCTGGATCTTGTCGGTGCCGAAGACGGTCTTGAGGACGTCACGAGAGCTGCGGAAGTCGGTCGCGCCCTTTGCCTCCATCTGGTCCTGGATGGCGCGTGCGAGCCCTACCTGCACCATTTCCTGCTCGCCCGGCGTCATCCCGCGCAAAGCTTCACGCATGTCGTCGGCGGTCATTTTGAAGGCGTCGCGACCGACCTCCAGCGCCCGCTCTATCTCATGCGAGGATGAGTATATCCCCCGCGCGCGCTTGTAGTCGGGGGAGGCCCTGTCCATCGCCTTCAGGAGTTCCCGCTGGACACCGAGCATCTCACGCGCTTTGTTGTTGTCGCCGGAGCGCAGTGCGCTGCTGATACCGTCGTCGATTTCCATCTTGACCCGGTGCAATTGCTCCAGGTCGGTGCGCTGGCCCTTTGCCGCCTGGAAATACCCGCGCAGCTTTGTCAGGGTCGCGGTAATGCCGTCCGGGCGCAGACCGGACATGGCGCTGATGCTACCGGGCTTGACGATCTTGTCGATGTGGCTGACGACGCCGCTGACGTTCACCGGCTGCTTTTTGGCGAAGGCCTGCTTGTAGAGCGGGCTGGCAATCTTCTCCCGCTCCGCCGCCATACGCGCCGTGGTGCGCCCAAAGTCGGCCGGATCTTTCAGGACGCTTTTGACGGCGTCCACGATGCGCTGCGGCTGCCGAAGATTGCGCTCCCGCACGAAGCTGGTGATGCGCTCGCGCGCCGCGCCGGGGACATTGACCGTCGTGCGAGCGAGCCCTTGCACGTTGGCTCCGCCCACGTCGGCGAGCACCATTTCCGGGCCACCGGCACGCAGCCTTGCCTCGGCGTCTGCCAGGGGCACCCGGTCACGCTCGAACTGCCTGGCCACATGCTTGACGCCCTGTGCCTCCGGCCGCATCCGGTTGGCTGCCGCCGTTGCCACAGGCGAAAGCAGGCGCGTCCCGAGCCCGACACCGCCCTCGATGGCGGAGGAAAGGCCCATGCTCGTCAGCCCGCCGCCGAGCACGCCCTCCATCGCATTGAAGGCGCGCTCCTTGACCCCCTCGCCCTCGCCTGCCCCGGAGAGCCCGCCCAGCACCTCGCCGGCAACGGTGGCCTGCCCCAGGCGGCCGATCGAGCCCTTGGTGGGCAGGAAGGTCTTGGCGACGTTTGCCGCGGGCGCGCCACGCACACCGAATGCCGCGGCACCTCCAGCCGGCGCGGTGGCTGCAATGCCCAGCGCCTGCCCGCCGATGTCCCCCCACGGATTTTCAGCCCGGTATTTGTCCTGCGCCGCGTGCTCCATGAAGCGTGCGCGTTTATTTGCTTCCTCAAGAGAGATGTCCGGCCGGACACCTGCCTTGCCGAGGCCATAACGTCCAATGGTGCCGCCTGCGATCGCATACTCATCCCCGAACGGCAGGCTGGAGATCATATTCTGCATGAAGCCGTATTGCGCCGGCTCGGGGACCGGGAACGGCTGGCTGGCGCGCGGATCAGCCGCCGCCTCGAAAGCTTGCGTGACCCTCGATCTTTCCATCGTCGGCGGCCCGCCAGTTGCCGCCGGAGGCTCGACCACGCCGGTCTTCGCGTCGGGCATCTGCGCACCGACGCGCCGGGCGAGTTCATTCTTGGCCCGCAAGCGCCGCAGGCGTTCGATGGTGGCGGGATCGGTGATGGAGCTTCTTGGGGCAGACGGCGCGGCCTGCTGCTGTCCCGCCAGGGCCTTCAGCCGGGCGATGGTGGCGGGATCGGTGATGGGCATGGACTACTCGACCCAGTCCGGCGTTCCGTCAGGCAGGATGATGAACCACCTGTTGTCGTCAGGGCTCCAGGTGGCGCCGGGGACAGGCGGACTGCCGGGCGGCGGCCGGGCCTGCTGCTGTGGAGCGGGGGCGCCGGCGCTTTCAACACCGGTCGTCTCCCCGGCGCGGATCTTGATGGCATCAGCCATCAGCTTAATGCGTGCTCTCTTGTCGGCAGTCGTTGTCGCGTCCTCGCCCAGCTTGGGCATCAGGATGTCGGTCTGCGTCTCCACCTCACCGGGGTTAGCCGTCGCTCCCGACACGCTGTAGAGGTAGCTGGAGATGACTGTTCTGAGGGCATCGCGAGCGCGCTGGTATCCGGGGGACACGGCATAGTTCTGATACTTCTCCGGCGTGAGGCCGGCGCCGATCTGGTTCTCAGGCTTCGCCAGGTCCGCGAACGTGGTGTCGAGGATCGTCAGTTGCGGCGAGACGACTGAGAGAAGCTGCCGGTTTTTCAGCATGTCTTCAGTCGGTGGTTTTGGCTGTTTTGGCGGCACCGGCTTCGGAGCCTCGGGCGGCGCAGTGACGATCGGCTCCATCGTCTCGGGGTCGTAGACTGTGTCGTTGACGACGATGGGGCGCTCGCGCTTTGGCGGCGTGCCGGGGACAACCTCGCGCGGCGCTTCCCCTGCGACAGTGGGCTCCGTGTATATGCTGCCGCCCGGGCCAGTCATAAATTGCGGCTTGCCGCGCAGGTATGCGTTTTGCGTCTGCGTTTCCGCCAGCCGCGCCAGGGTCATGGCGGTGTCCATGTCGCCGCCGCTCTGCAGGATCTGCCCGGCCGCAGCCATGTAGTCCGGCAGGCCGTCCGGCCCGGTCGGCATACCGCCCGCGAACGCCGCGCGCGTGGCGCGGTCGCTCCGGCGCTTCTGGCCGAACTCCATGCCCTGCTGCAGCGCGTCGCCCAGCCCGGAAATGGAGCCCTCGATGTCAATGTTGGGCCGCTGCTGCTGCTGGATCGGCATGTAGGGAGGGACAGAGATCGGCATTGACTTACCCTCCGAAGCCGCCGCCGCCGCCGCCCATACCCAGCAGCCTGGTGCCGAGCTTCAGCCCGCCCATGATGCCGCCGAAGATGTTCGCCCCGGTCTGGTCCTTGCCCATCTGGTAATTGCCGCGCGCCCCGGCGATGCCGGTGTCGGCCGCCCAGTTGATGCCGGCGCGATCACCGGCCAGCCCGAGCAGCCGATCGCCGAGCCCGGTGCTGATCCCCGCCTGGGCGTCCGCCGTATGCATCGCCAGCGGGTCGTAACCGGACAGCCGATCGAGCCAGCCGCCATACTCCTGGTTTGCGAGCTGGTTGCCGCGGTCCTGCAGCGCCATGGCGGTATTGCCCGAGGCGATGTTGCCGAGCGACGAGGCGTTGCGCATGACGCCCTGCATGCCCTGCTTGACGGCGTAGTCGTAGCCCGGGCCTTCCTTGAAAGCCCCCTCCGCCGCCGTCCGCCCGGCGTCACCGCCCAGCCCCAGCGCATTGGAATACATCTCGCTGCCGGCGTTGTAGCGCGCCGCATACGGGTCGTAGTAGCCGCGCGCGCGGCCATACTGGCCGCGCAGGTCCTTCTCGCCCGCAGCGAGGCTGCCGAAGGAGCTCCTACGCGCCTTGTCGTAGCCGCGCGTGTATTCGTCGCGCGCGGCCTTTTCGTTCTTGTCGCTAAAAAAGTCGAACAAGCCCATGATATCCCTCGCGAATTGGTTAATCCGCCAATAATAGCCCCGATTTCTGGCGGTATTTCTCAGGTGTCGGTCGCGATGGTCTTCGTCACGCCGTTGTCAAAGCGCACCATCAGGTCGCCCGTGGTGCCGTCCACGTAGAGGAGCGCCTGCCCTGCCGAGGCTGCCGGCGCCGTCATGCCATCCTCCAGCGTCAGCGAACCGCTCGCCGCCTCCTCACGCAGGCCGCGCAGCACGCTGTCCACGCTTTGAAAGAAAATGAACCATTCGCGCCGCAGCACGCCCGGCTTCTCGAACATCGAGACAGTCGGCGGCGGAAGTGGCGCGAGTTCCGAGGTGGCGGTCGGCATCAGCCCGCCTGCTGCCCGACCGTCATGTCACCGCCTAAAAGCCCTACGTAAACAGGATCGGACACCTCAAGCCTCCAACGTCTCCCCTGCGCTGCCGTGCGCCCGGTCCTTAAGACCGTGATCTCGGGATTGGTGTCCTGTCTACCGATCGAGCGCCACAAGGGATTACCCCACGTCAGCCCGCCGTCGTCGCTCCAGCTAATTTGGACTTGTGGATCCGTTTCAATCGGATCCGCGCCCGGTGCCCTGCCGGTGCCGGGTACAAAATTGAAATCTGCTCTCGGCACTGCCAAGCCTCTGGGGAAGTCGTGTGTTGGCGCACTCTCAATACGCATAACAAGTGGCGCATCATCGTCCATGCGTGCATCGCTGGTTATCTCATGCAGCTTGCCGCTGTGCGTGTCTCCTATGAGCCATTTTTCAAAAGCAAAGACGCTATCGCCCGTGCCGCGCCAGCGCGGTAGAGTTGTTCCATCCCGCAGTTTGCTATGGCGTTCGCTCCACATCTGCGTCGTCAAATTGAACTCCCACGTCCATTGCGGCGACGACACCGAGACAAAGGCCGCGCCCGACGTGATGTATGCCTGCGCCTCGATGCCGCTCTTGTCGGCGAGTGCCTCGATGTCGCGGTCCTGGTCCGGCGTCGAAATGCGTGTCGCCGTGTAGCCGTCGAGGATGTGGATGCCGTTGTCGTCGCCCACCCACACCAGGGCCTTGCCGAAGCCGTCCTGGTAGCCGGCGACGGCGTAGGGAGCGACGAGGCCGCGGTTGATGACCGCCACGCGCCCGAACGGAAAGCCCTCGGGATTGCCGACGTTGCGATAGACCTCGATCCACGTTTCGCACATCGCGAAGAGGTGCTGGTCGTAGGCGATCAAGCGCCGGAGCTGCCCCGCCTTTGCCTGCGCCGTCGTCACGTCCAGCGGGTTGAAGGCGTCGGCGTCATTGATCTGCGAGGCGATGATCGTGCCGAAGCCGTCGGCATAGAACGTGTAGCCGTCCATGAAGACGTTGGTGATTTCCGACATGGCGGGAGGAGAAAAGGCCGTTATCGTCGACGTGGTGCAGAGGTAGGAGGACGTCGACGTGGTCGCGACCACATGAGGCACCGGCTGCCCGTTGTTGCGCGAGAACTGCACACGATCAGTGCCGGGAAGATCGCCGGGAACCTTGGTGACCGTGCCGGCCTCGTTCACCGTCACCAAGGTATCATTGAAGGCGACGTAGAGCGTGCTGCCGACGAGGATGGCGCCCCGGTAGCCCACCAGCGGCACGCCGCCGGGCGCCGGCAGGTCCGTCACGGCGTTGGTGAATTTGAGCAGGCCGGCACTCGAGACAATCTTCGCCGGGGAGACGGCGCCCGGTCCGAGCGGCTCCGCATACGCATTGATCAGCCGTCCGGCGCTCTCGTGCGTGCGCCGCCCCGGATAAGAGCCGAGGGGGAAGGGTATTGGGCTCATTGGCTCTAGAAATAATTAACGACCATGACGCCGTAGGTCGGGCGGTGGGCGCGCATCACCCGCATTTCGTCCGTGGCGCGCTTGATCTTGGCGTTCCAGGTGGAGGGGTCCGCCTCGTTGCCGCGCGGGATGCCATACTGGTCGAGCAGGGCGTCCGCGATCAGCACCGAGACGGGAGTGAAGAATTCGTCCGGCACATTGTCGAAGTCGAAGTCACCGAGGATCTCCAGCGCCTGCAGGCGCGCCACGGTCGGCTCGACGTAGCGGTCGACGGTGGCCACGTCCTCGGGGGACGCCGCCTGCCCCGCCGCGACAAGCGACATTTCGTATAAAACGTTGTCGATCAGGTCGCGTCGGGTGTTGGCGCCGAAGGGCATGGTTCAGGCTCTCTCAGTAGGCTTCGGGACGGTCGTGCCGCCGCCAAGCGCGAGGTATTCGTCGATGTATTCTATCGCCCCGTCACGAGTAGCCAGTGCGTCACCCTCGCCACCTAGTTTGCGGGCCAGCGCAATGAGCTTCTTGTGGTGCATATCACGCCAATCGGGCGGGATTTCGGTGCCGCCGTTTTCTTCTTCCTCGGGATAATCGTCATCCGCCGGCTGGCCGGGCTCGGCAGCCTTGGTTTTGGCCTTGGCCTTGGACTTCCTTGATGCCGGCGTTACTTCCTCGACCGTGAGCGAAGGATGTGTTCCGGCCTTGATGATCATGTATTCGTAATGACGCCGCATCTCTGCCGTCTCTGCTGCGTCAGGATCGACGAGGACGGGAGTGTTGAGGGAGAAGTCCAGACCGCCCCAGGTAAACGCCGGAACGTCGCTTCCCTCTTCGATGTCCCCACTGCCGATGAAGGTGATATTAGCCGCTGTCATTTTCTTGTCCTCCAGACCCCAGAGAAAAAAGGGCGGCGGTATAACGCGCCGCCGCCTCCTGTTGCTTCAATTCACTAAGTCGGAGTAGCAGCGCTAAAAATTCCCGTAACCACCCCGGTCTGCACTTTCTTTGTTCCTGGAGTGTCAAAGTTAGCCCGAGGAATGCGGAAGGTTTTTGCGACACCGTAGCACATTTTTACACCAACGCCGCGCACAAACTGATAGTCGGTCTGATCGCGGAAAGTCGGGGTTGCCATCTTGCCCCACGCAAACATAACGGCTTGCTGGCCACACAAGAACACCGGAGCCGTACGACTCGTACCAGCACCGGCGGCATGCAGCTTCCAAGGAGCCGTGACGAAGTTGTCGATCTCCGGCACTTCGCGGATGATGACGCCGTCGTACATCAGATCCCCGTCCTGGAAGAGCGGGTTGCTGTCCACGTCACGCGGCCGGGCATGCACGTTAATGCCGATAACCGCAGGCGTAGTGGGCATCCCGGTCTGGTTCATGGCGAGCTTCAATGTCGCGAAGTTGGCAGACCCAGCGAAGCAGACATAATACTCGCGACCGTCAGTGGTCTTATAGGGGCGGATTTTCGGAGCCGCCGTCTTCGCCCGGTACTTCATCAGTGTCACTGACGCCGGCACGAATGTATCGGCAGTCGTGTCCACCAATGCCATCGCTGCAGCGAAGGTGTTCGCTACACCCGGCGAGGCGTAGACGTTGCCGATCGCATTACCGAATGCCACGCGGTCAGCATTGTCGCTGACCCATGTATTCAGGGTCGCTGCGGTGATGTCAGTGGCGAACGGAATGCCATTGACGCGCCCATTCAGCGTCGTAAGCCCGCCGAGATTTGTCGGAGCCGTCTCGGACGGGAGGTTCATCAGCGCGAGGATGATCTCGTCGCGCTGCAGGCTCTTGCCCCAATCGGAGAGGAGCGGCTTGGCCTCGCTAAAGATGTCGGCGCTGTCTTTCTGCTCCTCGGCATCGTTCGTGGCAACTGCGTTTCTGGCCCAGTCGATCCAGACCCGCATGCCGTAGTTGTCGATCTTCTCCTCGTTGCCGGTGAGCGTATCGACACCGTAAGCCTGTGCTGGGGAGCCAAGCGTGGGGGCCGTTCCTGGTCCGTAGAGCGCCCCGACGAGCGGGAAGTTGATCTGCTCGCCGCCCTTTTTCGCTTCGTTGCGTAGACGGATAATGCTAGTCGCGTCCGTTCCCATGTAGGGAGAGAAGAGGTTCTCGCGGACGTATTCCCGATTAATCTCTGTCGTATACTGGACCAACTTGTTGTTGGTCTGAATATTCGACATTACTGTTGCTGCTGCCATCGTCGTAATCCTTCACGACGGGGGCCTATCTTCGATTGAGGCCCGCCGTCACAGATTGGAAAATTCCCGCTTCGTCGGTTGGGTATTCGTCGCGCGGCCCGCTGGCGGACCCCGGCGCTCTGGCCAAATTCGGAAGCGAGGTGACGTTGGACGGCCTGCTGGTGGCGTCTGTGCGCCACTGATCCATGGCCTTCTTGCGGAAGGCGGGATCGTTCAGCAATTTGGCTTCGGCTTCAGCTTCGAGTTTTTGGCGATAGGCGGTTGGATCCGGCCCGATCTCGCGAAGCGTCTTCTGCTCGCGATACCAGGAAAGGATCGCCTCGCCCTGGTCGTAGGAGTTCCTGACGCGCGCCAGCAGGTGCTCGTCATTGGCATATTGCGGCGAGTTGAACGCCTCGTATGCCTGGCGGAATTCCTCGCCGTATTGCCTGTCCGCCCGGTGGAGGGAGCGGGCAATGTCGCGTTGCTCGAACTGCTGAAATAGCCGCTGCTCGATGGCTCGGGCGTATTCTTCCGGCTGCTCGATGAGATCGGGCAGTTTTTCCGGCTGCTGCTGTTGACGTACCTGCCGCATGAAGTGCGCGAGCTGCGCCTCAAGAGCGCGACTGCGCTCCTCAGCCGCCTGTCTCGCCTGCGCTTCCTCGCGCCTTGCCTGCGCTTCCTCGCGCAGTCGCCAAGAGGGAATTGCGTCCTCCGGAGCAGGCTTTTCCTCTGCGGAGGAAAGTGCCCCTTCCGGGGGCGCCTTTTCTCCCGTGACAGGTGCTGGTGTTTCCGCGTCCGCGGCCTTCGGCAAGAACCGGCCCTGCTCATCGCGTGGCCGATCGCCTTCCGGCTTCGGTTCCTCACTCGGCTGTTCCGGCTCTGCCGGGGGTTGGTCGCTGAGTGCGGCTGCAAAAACGTCCTTGTCGTCAACAGACAATAGCTCTTCGTCGCCGGCCATAGTGCCGTCCTTTCATTCCATGCGTTTCGTGCTTGGTGACGTGATCGCCGCTGTCTCGCCGCGGCGCTGGCGTGTCCCTCTATCGCTCGGGACGGGCGAACTGTTTAGCGGCGGCCGGGCTTGGCCGGCTCCGCCTGCATTTTCGCCAGCGAGCCCTCAAGGGCATCGAGCCGGCGGTAGATGCGCCGCAAATGCCGCGCCAGCGTATCGGGATCGCCATCGGTCGGCGTGGCGGTATCCCCCGAGGCATCGCGCAGAAGCAGCGCCCCTTCAGTAGTGCCATCCGCACCTACGGCCGTAAAATAGGGCAGGCCGCGGCGGTTAAGCTCAGTTGTCGTAACCATTGTCAGACCCTCGTAAAGCGCAGGTTGTAGAGATCCTTGATATTGGTGCCGTTGCGCGTGCCGGTGTTCGTCACGTTGTCGGTCAGGCACATGTTGATGGTCCAGGCGCCAGTGAAGTCGGCACCGGTCATGTCAATGATGCCGGACAGCATCTTCCAGCCAGTAGGCACATCGAAGGTCACTGGCGTGCCGACCCAGGTTTCGGTGCCGATCGCGCCCGTCGAGGTGTTCCAGTTCACATAGGCTATTGATGTCATGCTCGATGGCAGCATCTTGATCCACTGTGAGCCGCCCTGGTGCTTGACCGTCCAATGCACCTTGACCTGGCCGCTATGATAGGTCGCCGAGGCAATGGCGATGATGATGCCGCCAGTCGCGGCGTCATTGTTGTCAGCCCAACGAACGGCGCTTGTCCCACCGTGCGGATCGGCGGTGTTCGCCACTAGCGCCGCCGACCCAGTGCTGACGTTGATGCCTGTTGTCGCTCCTGTCGTCGCATAAGCCGCAAACAGTGTATCGGTGGTGAAGCTGCCGGTGACGACGTTGCTGTTTGATCCGCCTGCCTGATGCGTCATGCAGACCTTGTATGCAGTGACCGCAGTCAGCCCGCGCACCAGCACCTGCTTAATGCCAGTCGTGATAATGGCCAGATTGCCGCTCGGCGCAGCCGCGCCCGCCGCATCCGTGCCGGCGACAATCTGCGCTGCAGTCGGCGTAGCCGCCGCAGACGGCACCACCACTGCATAGAGCGTTCCCACTGCCGTATCCGTGGTGGCCTGCCCCCACACGAAAATATCGCTGAAATCCACTGCGCTGGCCGCTGATAATACCGGAGCTGCACCCGGCGCCATCGAGTTGCCGCTCTCGTCCACCCGCACCTTGTAGGTTAACCCCTGCCGCTCAAGAGCAGCGCGATCTGCCTGCGTGATGTCCGCATCGACCACCACGAAGTGCGGCAGGCCGCGGCGATTAAGCTCGATCCGGTCCACCATCAGAGCGATCCGAAGGCCGAGACGTAATACGCCGTGCCAAAGGTGACCTCGATCCACTGCCCGGTCGCCAGCAGCTTCAACGGCGAAGACACGTAGTCCCAAGTCACCGTGCCGTCGACAATGCCGGCGCCCGTGCCTGTCGGCCCCGGCGCCGCACCACTCGTTCCCGCCGTCACCACGACATAGGTATTGAAGCTGTCGTTATTGCGCCGCGTGCCGAGAGTGTAGGCCGTGGTTGCTGCCCAAGCCGTTGTTGGGGCGCCAATCGCCAGATCGAAGGCGCCGGTTGCCGTCCGCGTGATCTTGTAACTGAGGCCGACAGTCGCGCCCGTTGTCGAGAGATCCACCGGGCGGCTTGAAATCATGTTGCCGGTGTAGAGCGTGTGATAGGGAGACGTGCCGGGCGTCAGCGTGAACGCTGATATGGTCGCTATCGTCTGCTGCGAGGCAATGTCACGCAGCGCCTGCCACGTTCCCGGCGTGCCACTGGCAATACAGCGCCAGGCCCACGGCTCGCCTGCCAGTGGCGCACTGTTCAGCACAATGTCACCGGCCGCCCACTCCCCGGTCGCCGGAACAATGCTGTTGGCCGTCACATGCCGCAGAGTGGTTTCGGCGTTCCCCAGCCAGAGCCCTTTCGGGAATAATACCTGCCCGCCAGCTAGCGCGCCCGAGCGATTGCCCGTGAGGGTGTTCAGGTTGGTCGTGAAGCGCACTGACGCCAGCCCGCGCGCGTGCTGGATGCCCCAGCAGCCATCGGTCGTATTGTCCATGACCATGGCCAGGCCGGCAGTGCTGTCGCCATCTGCGATCCAGGTGACACTCTCGTCAGTCGTGCGGTTGAAATGGGTCACGAAGGGAATATCGCTATCCTTGCGCGACTCTATGCTGAAAGTATCGCCAATAAAGCCACCCGACTTCATGAAGGTCGCACGGCTGTCGGTGGTGATTGGCGTTGCGCCGATGACTATTCCACCCGTGAAGGAACTCGGTTGCTGCGCTTCGACATAGCAGCCAAGGAAGACAGAACCATTGCTGGCCTGCGGCGACCAGTAGGGATGCCCACGCCGATAACGCTTGGGAGTCGTCGAGGGCGCGACATCGTCATAAGGCCAGGGCGGAAAAGTGTCGTCCTGATCCTCTCCTGCGCCGCTCGGGCTGTTCTGGATGAAGTTCCAAACCTCTTCGCTTTCAGCATGACCGGCAGGCGGTATTTTCGTGTCGACCGGGGCCCAGTAGTCCCAGCGACAGGTGTTATCCACGATATTTGTGCCCGTGCCGGTCGGGCCAGTGGCCGGGCTTGCAGCCGACGTTGCGACAGCGACGGTCTGTCGATACAGATTGCCGCCATTCGCGGCGTATTGACCGGCAACGTATGTGGTGGAGTTAGCCCATGCCACCGCAAAGCCGTAAGCGCGCGTGTCGTCGAGCGTAAGGTAGCGGCGGCTTAGACCCCCGCTGATGTAGCTGCACCTGCCATCGACGGCATTGTTGTCGGCATGGTGCCCGACATGCGTGTTGAAGATCAACGCACTGTCGTAGATGCCTGACAGCCTGTTGCTGACGCAATTCATTGAGATGAAGCTGCAGGCGTTAGTGTCCGGGCCGTCAATGTAGAGCCCACAGGCACCATTGGTGTAGAGCGTGAGATATGCCGCGTAGACCAGGTTGGCATTGCCGTATATCCACGGCTTGCCGGCCACTATGCCCCCAGCAGAGGCCACGATGTATAGCCCGTTGCGTGGGAAATTCTGAATGCGGCAATCCTGGATCTTGCACTGGGTGCGCACCCAGATGCCATGCCCGACCCAATGGTCCGAGGCATAGCCACTGAATCCGTAGTCGTAGCCATTGGTCACATCGGCCGGGAACGGCACCCCGAGGCTCTTGCTGCTGAGATGCAGATTGCGGATGGTCGAGCCGTTGGCTCCCTTAGTGCCGGGGACATCCCCGCCCTCGAACGTCGTGAGATAGTTGACCACGATGCCGGTGATGCCAGCCTTGAACACCAGCCTTGTCGAGTAGGCATTCGGCGCACCCTGACCCTGACCCGTGAAGATCATGGTCTTCTTCATTTCGATGGTGCGATCGAAGTAGCAATGGCCGTAGGGAAAGATCACCTCCGGGCCACCCTCATAGGTCAATGGCGTGCTCTGATGCGGGACGGTGAGGGACGCCATCGCGGCTTCCAGCGCATCGCTGCAGTCGTAGGTGTTGTTCGGGTCGTTGCGGATGGCGTCGTGCTGGGCGGTCGGGATGAAATCGAGGAGATAAACCTGCTCCTTCATGCGCTCGGTAGCCGACCATGTGATGGCGCCTGTGCCGTCCTGCGTGAAATCGCCGGTTCCACCTCCCTCGCCGATGTCTACCCATTCATCGCCGTCCCACATATAGAGGCGGTCGGGATCGAACTCCTCGACCACATACACGTCTCCGGGCTCGTTCCCCTCAGTCGGCAAGTCCACGACTTCCGGCACCGAACCCTTGACCGTCAGGCCATGGCCGGGCTCGCCCTGCGGTCCCGTAGGGCCCGCAGGGCCGGTCGCACCGTCCTCACCGGGCGCGCCAGTCGCGCCCTGTGGCCCTGTGGGCCCAGAAGGCCCTGGCGGCCCGCTTAGGTTGATGGTCTCAAAGCGCATGGATCAGGTCTCGATGGGAGCGGTAGCAGGAGAGTTCCACGACGATGCTCTTGACGTAGGCAGGGCCGGCGTAGACGAGGCCGCGCCGCTGCAGGTCGAGGGTCGTAACCATCAGGTGCAGAACCAGTTCGTGCCGTCGAAAATGGCCATCGTCGATCCTGCCGCTCCCGAGGCAATGGTTTTCAGTGTCGTCGCCCCCTCCTTGATGGTCAGCGTGAAAGCCTCGGTGCCGGGGCGGTAGATCGGGATCATCTCGCCCGGCTTGGCATCACCCGGCAGATTGAACAGCGTCACCGTGGCGTTCGCCGTCAGCACTGCCTTGATGGCAGAGCACTCGCCCGGCTTCACGTCGTTAGAGACACCACTCGTCACTATCCTGACCGGCGCCGGCCGGCGGTTGCTGGTCCGCGGTGCACAGCAATTGGCGTCGAAGGAAATCGTACGCGTCTTGCCGTTCCGATAGATCACGTCGTCGATGTAGACATCGTGCCCGGCGCGCAGTCCGTCACCCGCCGCCGTAGTGTCCGCCGTGACCTTGTGGCTCGGCATGAACGGGCTCGGAGCGCTGCCGCCGGTATGCAGGAACTCGTTATCCCGCAGCACATAGTCGTAGGAATTGTGCGCCCGGAATTCAGCATCATAGGTCGCGTTCGGCTCCGTGACCGACTTCAGCCCGAGCTTGTTGAACGTGTTGCCATAGACCAGGAAGCCACGCGCATTGTCGCAATAAAGCCCGCTGTAGTCGCTGATATCGAACTCGTTGTCGAAAACCCGCGTCCCCTGGCAATTGTCACGGATGGTCAGCGGGATTTTAGCCCGCCCGGTGATGAAGTTACCGCGCACCGTCGAAAGAGACAGGTCATCGAGGAGGATGCACTCGCCAACCGTCGTAGAGCTTGATCCTGCGTCAATGAAATTGTCCTGAAAATACATGTCCGAGCCGGTGAGCGCCGCGCACGTCACGCAATTCTGGAACATGCAGTTCTTGATCATCGTCCCGGTCGAAGTGATGCGGATGCCGAACCGGGCATTCTTGAAGCCGCAGAACATGAACTTCGACCATTGCAGGTCAAAGGCGTTGCCGTTGTCGAGGATGTCGCGGTTCTGGTTATTCGTGTCGAAAAGGATGCCCGTCACATACACATCCCGCAGCGTTGCCGACTGGCTGAAGGTGTCCGTGGTCCCGTTGCGGATGCAGGCAGTGTTCTCGGTATCGCTGCCTGAGACGATCCCCTCGCCGATCCAGTTCATGCCGACGACCAGCGGCACGGTCGTCGCCAGTCGCAACTGTCCGACCGGGAAATACAGTGGCACGAAGTATCCCGGCACCGCGGTGGCGCAGAACAGGTTGGCGTGCGCCACCGCGGTGTCGTTCGTCGCCTCGTTCCCCGCCGCGGCGAGGATCACCGCCCCGAACATCGTGATGTAGACACGCTGCTCGATGTCGAGCTTCCACCAGCCGCCGTCCGCCGACTGGAAGAAGCCATTGTTTCCGGCCAATGCGCCGCCTGGCGCGCTGGAGCGGCGGTAAATCGCGCCGCCCACGCCCAGCGTATGATATCCGCCCGTCGTGATCGTCTTGACGCTGGCCGGGATGCTCGTGCCCGCCGCTATGGCGACAGTCTCGAAGGCCGAGGCATCGCCGGCCGGTCCGGCCGGTCCAGTTGCGCCAATTGGCCCCGGCGGCCCTTCAAGGCTCGCAAGCCATTGCGCCTCAGTCCCGACAAAGCCGTTGAAGACTGCTATTTCGTAAGCCGATGCGCCGTCTTCGCCGTCTGCACCGTTCGTGCCAGCAGGGCCTGCCGGGCCAGTTGCGCCTGTCGGCCCCTGGATCTGCCCGACGTCGTCAAACGACGTGCCGTTCCAGACATGCAGGTGCGCCGGAGCGGGCGACTGCACAATCCAGCCATCGCCGACCGCGTGCGGGCCAGGCAGCGCATTCAGTGCCGCGACGTCCGCGACAGAGCCCTTGAAGTCAACGCTGGTGCCATCTGCCCCCGGAGGCCCCTGCGGGCCTGTCGCCCCGTCTGTCCCGTCTGTCCCATCCGCGCCCGGGGCGCCAGGCGCCCCATCCACGCCGTCCGTTCCGTCTGTACCGTCAACGCCGGCAACGCCTTGAATGCCCTGCGGGCCAGCCGGTCCCTGGAATTGCCCGAAATCCTCCCAGCTATCGCCGTCCCAGACCCACAAATGTCCAGGCGCAGGCGAGTTCACGAGATAGCTATCGCCAAGCACGTTGGTGCCGGGCGGACTATCGGGCGGTAAATCCCCGACGACCGCCACCGTACCCTTGAGCGATAGTCCTACAGGTCCCGGAGGACCCTGCTCGCCCTGCGGGCCCTGTGCGCCGTCAGTGCCGGCCTCCCCCTGAATGCCCTGGATGCCACGCGGGCCCTGCAGCCCCTGGATGCCCTGCTCGCCCTGTGGCCCCTGCGGCCCCTGCGGACCCATCGGGCCCTGCGGTCCCTGTGGGCCGGGAGGGCCCTGCGTGCCTGATGTCATGACTATCGGTGCCTCCCAACTGTCCTGATAGTCCCACGGCCCCGCACCATCCTGCGGCAGGCCCATCACATGCCGCCGTTAGCGGTGCCGCCATTCATGGACCGCGGCCGCTGCGCCGCCTGCTGCTGCCTGGCCCGCATGTCCTCGATCTTCGCCTGCCGGTCGGCGTCCTTGCCCTGGAACTGGCGGTCGCTGTCCTCACGCCGCTGCCCGAACTCGCGGTCGCCTTGTTCCTGCTCCCGCGCCTGCTGCTCGGGCTTCATGGAAATATCCGCCCATTTGCTCGCCGCGCTCGCCACCTTGTCGAGGGCGGAGGCCTTGTTCATGCCGGCCTTGCTGCTCTCCACCTCCAGCGCGATCTGCTTCGCCTGCTCCTGCATCGGGTCGGGCTGCTGCGCCTGCTCCAGCATGCCCTGGATGCGTTTCTTGGTGCTCGCCGGCAGGCCGGACATCTCAATGACGATAGGTGGCGGCACCGGCACGCCAGCCGACGCCAGGCTCTGCAGCAGTTCGAACGTGTCCTGCATGGTGGTGATGCTGTCGGGCGCCTCGTCGAGGATGATGTCGACGTCCAGTGCGCCTATTTGATTGGCGATCACCGGCTGGCCCATCTCGTCGATCTGCAGTTCGTTGATCTTGACGAACCGCGCCGCCTCTTCCTGATCCGTCACCCGGATCCAGCGCTCCGATGTCCAGTGCTTGCGGATATTGCTCCACATGACGCGATAGACGCGCAGCTTCCAGTCGCTCCAGGCGTCAATGAAGGGGCCGAGTTCCGCCAGGCCGCTCTGCTGCAGAAGGGCGATAGCCCTTCCCGACTTCTCCATGCCCTTCTCGACCAGCGTCGGGCCGTAATTCTCGATTTCCGACTTCGCCTCGGCCAGCATCTCCATCTGGCCCTGCCACTCGGCCTGCTTGGCGGCGTCCTCGAAAGATAGCCCGCCCTCGATGTTGAACTCCAGCACGCCATCCGGCCGCGCCGCCTCGGTCCTGAGCCTTTCGATGTTCTCCACCGCGCCCTTGCGCACCAGCAGGCGCCGGGTGTTGAGCTGATGCAGCGCCTTGGAGCGCCGCATGTTGATCTCGTCCTGCGGGCTCTTCAGATTGCGCACGAAGCCGTAACGGTCGCCGTCGTGGTCGACATAAGCCGAGAAGGCGATGAAGGACGAGCCGCTCTTGCCCTTGTCATCGAGGAACGGCGACGGCGCGCTGGCGAGTTTCACGCGGCTGGAATAGTGGCAGACGTGCACTTCGCCGCCCTTGATGTATTCGTGCTCGACGACGCGCACCCGCTTCTGCTCGACGTCGATCCAGCGGCGCTCGCGGTCCTGCTGCGCCCAGCTCTCGATCTCGCCGCCCGACGTCAGCAGCCCCTCCAGCTCATCGGCATGTTCAGGGTACATCTCCTGCGCCACTTCCAGGTCGAGCCACTTCGCCACGCCGCGGTAGCGGGCGTCGGAAAAGTCCGACTTGTAGGAGCGCGGGTCATAGAAGAAGCAGTCGTCGTCGATCACCTCCAGCGTGATCTCGGCGTCCTGCTGATCACCCTGCTCGAGCACCATCTGCACGACGCCAAAGCCCTCGCGCCCGGCATTGCGTGTCGCCTCGATGCCGACGCTCTTCCAGCGCGCCCGATCGAGGGCATAGCGCAGCGCCTCGGTGGCGATCTCCGCCTCCTGGTCGTGGTCGGGCGTGCGCGGATAGGCTTTAGGGTCTTGCCAAAGTTTCTTTAAAGTCCCTACAACACCATCAATCTTGCGGTTGACGCGGTTGAAAGTAATAACTGGTTGTTTTCGCTTCTTGAGAACGGCTATTTCTTCGCTAGACCATTGGTCCGAGTGGTAATAGTGACGGGCTAGCCGTTGTTCTTCGATTTCAGCGCGTTTGGATGACGACCAGTCACTATATTGTCTTCTAAGCTTAGTTATGCTTTGCTGCTCATCCTCGTCCTCTCCATAGCTTCCGCCGGCCGTGGCGGTGGGACCAGGCCTGGAATAATCGACAAAAGCCATGAGACTTATGCTAAAATGCGGAACGGGCCAGCGTTGAAGCGCCAGCCCGTCCCTGAACACAGCAACCTTTCGGCGAGGTCGCCATGTCCGCATTGATCTCTATCGTAAATCATCGTTTCGGTCGCCTCATAGTTATCGAGCGCGTTGAACGCCGTGGCCCGCCAACCCTGTGGAAATGCCGTTGTGATTGCGGACAAGAAGTTGTCGTAAGAGGTGACAGCCTAAAGGCGAGCCATACTCAATCTTGCGGCTGCATCAGCCGAGAGAACCCCAATGCGCGCACACATGGGTTCGGGGCAAATCGCACAGGGACATATAATTCTTGGACGACAATGCGCGAACGCTGCATGAACCCTAACTTTCCCAGATTTAACGACTACGGTGGACGCGGCATCTCGATCTGCGAACGCTGGGATGACTTCACCAAATTCCTAGCCGACATGGGGGAGCGCCCAGCGGGGTTGACGTTAGATCGAATTAACAATGATCAGGGATATTCTCCCGACAACTGCCGATGGGCTACTCGATCTGAGCAACAGCGGAACAAGAGACCCTTCTCACGCTCTTCGTTCTAGCGGCCGGGTGGCGGAGTGCGCTCACCACCCGGCCTACAGGCTCAGGCAGAAGGACCCGGACCCGAGCCTATTCACTGCTGTTGTGCGCCCTGCAGGCGATCGCCAAGCCCGCCCGCCCGCGCCTCTTCCGGGTGGAGCTGCGAGAGAGCGGCCAGGCCGGCGGCGGAGATGGGCAGGCCATACTTCTTCAGGATGGAGATCAGGTTTTCGTCGAAGACCACGTAGTTTGAAGTCTGCCGCTGCACCGACTTGCGAATTACGTCTGCGATCTCGTCGCGCTCGGTGGTGTTCCAGTCCTTGTAGCCGGTGTCCCGCTGATGCTGGTGGAACGCCTTTACGGCAGCGTCGGCATCATTGCCGTGCGCTTCCAGCCACTTCCGCGCCTCATCCGTCATAGGGTTCTTGGGAAGGTTCGCGATGTTCACACGCGAGCCTTGGTCGAGGTAGCGGATGCCGGGAATGCCATAATCTTTCAGCTTCTCGGACGCTCCCTTGGGAGAGTTCGGCACGTCAGCCCTGAACTTGTAATATTGCGAGGCTGGGCTTTTCCAACTTGCCCCCAAATCCCCTGCATCCAGAAACGGCCCATTGCGCTGCTTCAGGATTTCCTTCACCTGCGGGCTCTGCTGGCTCAGCGGCTTGTCCCAGTCGAGGAAGTGCTCAGGATCGGCGGCGATGTCGACTTCATACATGCGGCCGGGGTTTTCAACTTCAACGCCCTTAGCCTTGAAGTCCTGAAGCCGTTCAAGCGTTTTACGCGCTGATATTGCCGCTTGCGTGGCCCCCTCTGCCTCATCCCTTGCAGCGCGTGCCGCCGCCTTCTCAATGGCCAGATCAATAGCGTTGTCTGGCCGTTCCCGCACAGCAGTTCTAATCCAATTCAGAGCCTGCTGATCGTAATAGTCAACCTTGCTTTTATCGAGGGACTTTCCGCCAACCTTGACCTTATCGCCGCGCCCAAGGGTTTCACGATACTGTTTCGCCACCCCCTCGTTCTCCGCGAAATAAAGCCCTGAGCCGTAAGCCTGTGCGCCCTCGCCCGTGCCGATCTTGCTGCTGTCAAAGCGCTCGAAGTCGTGCGGGCTGCCGTGGTAGGCTTTGATGCCCATCCGCAGCGCATTTGCCTCTGCCGGGATAGCCCCAGCCCCGAGCGTCAACATGCCCGCCGCATTCGCTGTCCGCTCGGACAGCCTCGGGTCCGTGTGCATCTCACCCGTCTGCGGGTCCGCCGACATGGTGGGCTGCCTGCCCCCATAAACGTCTCCGGCAAGCGTCACCAGATCGGTGACGCCCTCGACCGCAGGATCGACGACGAGCCCGCCGAACAGCTTCGAGGGCGCCGACAGAATGCGGTTGGCGAGGCTTGCCTTCCACTGGTTGAGCAGCCTGTCGCCGAGGCCCGGTGCGGGTGGCGGAGGCCCTCCCTGCAGCAAGTCACCAAGCCCGGGCATCAAAGCGCCTTGATCGAGTAGTCTTCGCGCTCACGCTCGGAATAGCCCGTCCCGTCGCCCTTCTTCTCCGGCACCGGCTTCTCCGGCGCCCACGGCCGGCTCATGCAGGCGTAGCGCGCCTCGTCGGCGACGTGGTCGTTGGCGGTAGTGTCGACGTCCTCGGCGCGCTTTGGATCGTGCGGGAGCACCGGCACGGTGCGGATAAACGCCTTGCACGTCTCAAAGACGTAGAGCATCGGCACGCCCTCCTTGCCCTTCAGCCGCTGCCGCATTTCGTCCCAGCCGCCCATCGCGCCGGCCCCTGACACGCGCTTGTTGTCGCCGCGCAGGAAGTGCACGCCGAGGCGCGAGAATATCTCGGCTCTCGATGGACCGCCGTCCTCCGCGAAGATGGCCGGATCGGCCACGCTGTAGGTGAGCTTGTCGCCGGCATCGCGCTCCAAGATGCCCTTGGCGACCTCCTCGATGGTGAGCTTCAGCCCTTTGTCCCCTGTCGCGCCATACCACTCGCGGTAGCGGACGAGCGCGCCGCGAGGAATTCCCTTGAACTCATCGCCGCAAACTGCCCACCAGCCTACAGAAAACGGTGCCGCGCTCCCCCAGTCGAAAGCCCTGAACTTCAGCCAGTCCTTTGGCACAGCGAACGGCGCGACGATGTGCTTTTTCGGATCCCAGCAGTCGAAGAACGCTCCTTCGATAGCGCTCCAGTCGCCCTCCAGCCAGGCCCTGACCAGCGCCTCGGAGCCGACCATGCGCAGCCGGTCGACGTAGCCGGCGTCCTTGTCGAGCAGCACCGTGTTGTCGGTGATGCGCGCCGGAATGACGGCGGCCTCGGTCGTGATGCCGGCGCGCTCCACCATGACGCCGTAGGGCTCGCGCTCGAACGGAATGAGCCGGTAGCGCGCCGCGATCCAGTGCTGCCCTGCGCCGCCCGGGTTGCCGGTGAGGATCATCTGGATCGGCACGCCCTGCGCCGAGCGCATGGTGCCGAACAGCCGATCGATCGGTGCCGGGTCGGGGTATTGCCCGGCCTCCTCCACCCAGACGTCGGTCAGGTTGCGGCCCTGGTATTCGTCGGCGTCGGCGACCGTGTCGAGGTAGGCGAAGGCGACCCGGCCGCCGTTCGGCATGCGCCAGGTGAGCTTGCTTTCGTTGAACTTGCCGCCGAGTGGCGTGTAGATCTGCCGCGAGCGCTCGATCGCGTCCTCGGAGCTGACGGTCGTGCGCCGGAACATCACGGCGTTGAAGTTCTCGCCGTATGCCGCCTCCTTCAGCGCCCACTTGCCCAAGACCGCGTCGGTTTTGCCGCCTCCCCTCGCCCCGCCCATGAACACCTCGCCGCCGGGACAGCGGATGAGGGCGAGCTGCGGCTTCGACTGCGGTCGCCAGATGATGGTGACGGGCGGTGGGGCGGCCCCCCCGGTCAAACCAGTCGGAGTGCTGCTTGCGACGGGCATTCGGCTGGCTCTCGCTCGGCCGGGAGGGCCAGAAAGCAGTCGTTTTCATGCAGGGCGAGTATAAACCCGGTGATTGAGGCCATTCTGCCCGAAATTTCGGGCATCAATGGTTGCGCTTTCTACTTCTTCGGCTGCGCCTCGGGCTCTTCCTCAAGCCCTGCGTCCTTGCGCGGGTCTTCGGTGGGTGCAGTGCCGCCCGGATGTGCGCCGGGGGAGATGCCGCCACTGGCGGGCACGTAGGTGCCCTCGCGGATGGCTTTCTTGCGCTCTTCCTCAGTCATTTTGTCATCGGGCATGGTTTGCCTCCTAGCTGTCCAATTGCTTCGGCTTGCCGAACTCGGCCTCCCACTCCGCCATGGTCGGAAGCTCGGGTGAGACGGCGAAAATCTGCTTCACCTCGCCGAAGTGTTCGATCGAGGCGAGGTCCGGTATGGTCTTGCGCAAAAGCCCAAGCGCGGCAGTAACTTGCGCAGGAGACAATTCCACCTTACCAAAAATGAATGCGTTCAGCCGATTAAGTATCTGACTTGTTTGAATTTTAGCGCGCGTACGCTCGTCGTGATCAGGATTGAGACGAACGCCGCGTACGCCTCTTGATCCGGGAGCGTTTCTATTACTCACGTTCGTACTCCGTGCAGAGCCAGGCGACGAGGATGACGCAGCCGAGGCTGATTGCGGTGATGAGATAGAGTTTCATGCGATTACAGGCGCGAGCAATTGAGTGATTTTGAAGCCTGTGCCGATACCGGCGAGGTTGAGGAGGACGGTAATGAGGATGAGCACGGCGACGACGACGACGATGACGCGGATGATGGTGGCGACGGGTTCGGGCGGGCCGAGGGCGCCGAGAATGTAGAAGGCGAGCCAGACGAGCAGTCCGATGACGAGGAGGACGATGATGAGGGAGAAAAGGCTTCCGACTGAGATAGCCATGCGAGCCTCCTAGTCCAGGGTGACGCCGAGGGCCTCGGCGAGGGTATTGATCTGGTCGCGCAGTTCGACGAGCAGGGCGATGATTGCGTCGAGTTGCTGGCGCGTCTCGATGTCCATGATCGCCTCCTGTGAACGAAAGACGCGCCGGCTGCGTTTAGCTTCATCCTGATCCACAGGACCGAGGGAGATGCCCCCATGCCCGTCTATCAAGGCAAGAAGGTTACTGTCGTGCGTGCCGCCAAGCAGGGCGACAAGGACTTTGATCCGGCGGCACCGAAGAGCGTGATCCAGCTTCCCGACGGCACCCAGAAGACCGTGCCGGAGGCGGAAGTCACCGACGAGTAAAAACCCCTAAATTTGACCGTAGCGACGTTTTGTTAGGCTGGAGGCTCCCGAGGAGCCCCCGGCCGTTTTTCCGCGCCTGCGCTCATCCTGGTGCCCGTGCGGGCCATTCTAGGCTCGAGAGCCCCGCCTGCGGTTGGGGCGTGGATGGCAGGGCCCTCGAACACTCCCGGCGCCAGGGAGGATGATGCGCCGGGTTTTGAAAACGCAAAAACCCCGCGGCCCATAGAGGGCGGCGAGGTGTGAGGCTCTATTTCGTCAATTCGCCTGCCCGGTGTCAAGCCCCTTTTCGCGGCTGCAGGTGAAAATGCGCGATGAGCGTCGCCAATGCCTTGCGGGCTTCCGGCAGCACCGAGGACGAGGCTTCGTCGCGGCAGAGCCGGTTCAAGGCGCTGAGCGCCGGCTTGCCGGCCTGCAGGATGGCGGCCTGCGCCGCCTCGAACTTCTCGCGGAACTGCCGCACCCACTCCGGGTCGCGCTCCTGCGCCAGACTGGCGCCTACCCGCTCCAGGGCCGAGCCGTGCATTTCGCTCGCCAGACCCAGCACCACCCGGCGATTGACCAGCAGGAACCTGCGCCAGCGCTCCACCGCCTCGACCTCCAGCTCCGAGAGCTGTCGCAGCGCGTAGAGCTTGCCGGCCTGTGACGCCATCGCCGGATTGGCGCCCATCGCCAGGTATTTGTCTCGCGCCAGGTGCCATTTGGTGGCAACCGCCGGGTCTTCGCGCTCCGCCCACCAGTCGATGCGCCCCGCCACACGCTGGACGTTTGCCTTGCGCTTGCGCCCTGCCCGCGCCATCGAAACTCCCATCTGCCCCCACTGCCCCCTAAGCTGGTTCGCGGCGCCGGGGAACCTATACCGGCGTATCAGTCCATCACCCGCCGCCCGTAGCTGTCCGTCTTCGATTGCGGCAGGAAATACTTCAGCGCCTTCAGCACTTCCGCGATGGAAGTGTCCACGACAACAGATCCAGCTCCCAAGTAGACGATGCGTGTATGGCCCGGCTCATCTAAGTCCGGCGTGAAGAAGCTGATATGCTCAACGTTGATATAAACCGGACTGTCATCGGGCATGGTGAACTGCACAAACTCAGCCATTACTTGCCTCCCTCCTTAATAGGATTGACTACGCTCTCGAACACCCGGCTTTGCGGGTTAAACCGCACATCCATCGAACACGGATAACCGAGTTCCTCGAAACGAGCCTTGCGATGGAATACCGTTGCATCGAAAACGCGTTTGCCCTTGTCCCAAGCCTTGTCGCGATGGATCACGAAGCCCTGGTCCGGCATGTTCCACCAGTGCATGGCTCCTGCCACGTCCTCCAGATCCGGAGGAGCCTCGCGCCGCTGGCCAATGCGCTTCGCCGGGTGCGCGATGATCTGCACATGGCAGCCGGTGGCTTTCGCGAAAACCGTCACCGAGCGCAGACAGCGAGCCACGTACTCCGGCTCGGTTTCCTTCGACCCGCGCTGGCTTTCCAGGCGGTTCCACGGATCGAGCTGGATAACCTTCACGCCCTCGCGCTGCACCGCGATCTCGGCCATGTCGAGAAACCATTCAAGCGTCGGCGTCTCCTCCGGGTGAAGCAGAAACCGATAGTGGTCCCGAATGTATTCGTCCGCCTCGCGGAGCTGCCTTTCGGACATCTCGGCCTCACGCTTCCGCGCAAAAAACTCCCGGAGATAGCGCACGTAGTAGGGATCTGGCGCACACTCGAACGAGGCGATCATCGCCACCAGCCCGTATTTCCCCACGATGTGGTGCCACATCTGGGCGAGCAGATGCGTCTTGCCGGAACCGGGCAGCCCCGTGGCGATGCTCACCATGCCCGGAGCCAGCGCAACCCCGTGCCAGTCTGGAAACCCTGTCCGCCAAGCCTTGACTAGCTGACGCTTGGGAAGGTCATCGAGGCGGTAGAGCCCGGCGATGGCCCACGGGTTTTCCCGGCGGATCCGGTGAAACCGGGCGGCGGCCTCGGCATCGTTTTCGAGCGTGACAACGGTCATCGGCTAGAACCCTTTCCGCATGTCTGACATCGGCGGCTCCCGTTCAATCGAACCGTCGTACCTCCCCTCGACTATCCGCACGAAATTGGCCTCCTTCAGCACGAAGTCGAAGTCCGCGCGCCAGCCGGTTTTGCCCTCGCCGCGCAAGAACGGGCTCGCCGAAACCTTCGCCAGCATTGCTCGCCAGCCATCAAGGCCATCGGCATCGAGACGAGCCGCCAATTGCCGTTTTCGCGTGCCGGTGAGCTTCAACATGCGAGGCAGCGACCAGCGGTTAGCCAGCTCGTTCCACGCTTCAATGGCCGTTTTTTCGAGAGCCTTTTTCTCAAGATCCCGAAGGGATCTTTCTTTCCCTGAAGGTAGAAAGTTATCTACCTCTGTCTGGCTTCTGGGTGGTAGGTCATGTTCAAATGACCCATGGGGTGACCCATGGGGTGACCCATTAGGTCGAAGTTTTTCCTGTGTCGAACCAGTGGGTTGCGCCCACCTCGTTTTGGCAGCTTTTCGACACTTATTTGCCTTCTGGCGGTCCTTTGTCATGCGTCGCGAGTAGATGACACCGCCTCTACCGGTCCGGTTATACACGCCAGCATTTTCGAGTTCGGCTAGTAGCCGCTCGATCTCGAATGGCTGCGCGCTTACCATGCGTGCGAGTATGTCATTACTAACGGGCCGGGTACCTAGGACAAGGTAGCCGTATGGATCGGCCTCATGCATGATCATGAGCATCTCGATCCATAGTCCGCGGGCAGGCAACGAGACTGCGCGTAGCCCTTGATCGCCACGCCAGTCCGTTGGGTAGAACTTCATCCAAGGAGGGCTCATTCGCGCACTCCCTGCGTCGCTAGCGCCCGCAACCGGATGCTAGAAACTGTTGACAATCTCTGTAAAACTGCTTTCCTCACAAGCATTGAGGCCTCGTCCAAGGTATTCAGGCTTCAATCCATCGCGAGGGCTGAACTACTCGCGATACTCATCAGGCCGGGGCAAGGGAGCGCCCCGGCCTGATACGCTTACGCAACTCGCTTGCGCGTCCGCTCGAGCTTCGACACCACACGCTCCACCGCCGCGCCTATGGGCTCCCAGCTATCGGAAGCCGGTTCGCTGGAATTGTCCACGGCTACTGTGCCGCGAAGGGCGTTCCACTCGCGGAGTACCTCCTCCGCCTCGCTGATCGAGCGCACCACGCGATAGCGCAGCTTCAAGACTGCACATCTCGCCTGAAACGCCTGCTGCGCCGTCGAGAGGCGGCCGTCGGAGTTTTTTATCTCCATGAAGGCGACGGACTTGTCGGGCAGCACGAAGCAGAGATCCGCGACGCCCGGAAACACACCCAAGCGAGCGAAGTAGACGCGCGACGAGGGCTTCATCAGTGCCCCGTTCGGGCAATGAAACCACATCAGCCGCGGGTGCGCGGCGATCGTCAAATACTCCACGATCCCGGCATGGATGGCGTCCTCGCGCGTGGCGCGGAGTGGATGGCCAAAAAGATCGCGCGGGCGCTTCATTAGTTCGCCTTCCGAATAGCTTTCCAGATGGCATCGCAAGCCGCTTCAGCTTCGGCCAGGGTCTGGAACGGGCCACCGTCGACGACGACCTTCGGGTGCCGCGGATCGCGGCAGTAAGTGGCCATGTAGCCTACCCACTGTGCCTTCTCGGCCTCCGTCCAGTCATCCTCTCCCGGCTCGTGCGAGATGATCCAGGAATAGCCGCCATGCAGAGCGCCCCACAGGCGCATGCCTTCGGGCAGCATTGGATGGCGGGGCAAGGGCTGGAACGGCTTCATGCCAGCACCTCGGCGAAGAGCGGAGCGTCGTCATGGATGCGCCGCCGGGACATGCCGGAATAGTCTTCGTTCAACTCGATCAGCACGGCATTGCGGCCAAGGCGATCGGCAACGAGGCCGGTCGTGCCCGCGCCTGCGAAGGGATCGAGGCACGTCCCCGGCACCGTTGCAGCGTTGCAGGAACAGGAGGGGGAGAAGCCGAGCGTCTTATGGCCGGCAACGAATTTTCCACCATAGCCGAGAGTTGATGTCCCTTCACCGCCACTGGTTGGACAGCCTGCAGCCGCCTGATAGTTGGCATAGGGACCAACTCCATTGCTGACGCGCTCCACCTCCCGCACCCAAGGCTTGCCGCATTTGGCGCACGCCCTGGCCGGACATCCCGCCTTGATGCACGGCTCGATCAGCGCCGGGGGGAACGTGTTGCCGGTGATGAAAACACGCCCGTTTCTGCGTGCGACCCAAGTCCCATTTGGCAATCGAGGACACCACACAGTCCCGGTATAAATTTCTGCTGTGGGATGAACGCCAACGCCAGCGGTGCCTCGGAATGAACGAAACCGGTGCTTGGTAATGTAAACGACGCTGACGCCATCGGCCCGTACCGACGATACCGCCGATAGACCCAAACGAACCGCCAGAGCCTGCACCATTCCAGCCCGAGATGCGTCCCTCTGAATAAAAGAAGATCGCCCATCGGATCGCTCGTGCCCGTCACCTTCCACAAGGCCCTTGAGGAATGCAGAAATCTGTTCGTCCGCCCAAAGCAACACGCCAGTCGGCATGCGCTTCCCAGGAGCAAGTTCACGTAACCGCGCCGCTGCATATCCTTGCACGCGGAATGCAACGCTGACCGCAGAGCGCCCCCGCCATTCACGCTCGCATCGTGCCGAGGTCCACTCAGCCCCGACCTGACGCAGTAGCTGCTCGATACGCTGAACCTTTTCGGGATTTGCCGTCTCGGATTGATAGATTTCGACTGCTAGCGTTTGTTTCGCTTCATGGCCTTCGGCAATGTACCAACCCAAGAGTTCCGCCCATTCAACGGGAAGCCCTGCATCGCCAATAAAATCCCAAGGGGCTGTCGTTGGCACGGCGTGTGAAATCTTTAGTTCATCGGCTCTCACAACTACCGGGTCTTGGTAGTGCCGTAGCCGGGGATGCCGACGCTGGACAATGCAACGATGGTTTGGCGTAAGAAGCATATCGAGGCTGCGGGTATCCGCACGAACCATCTTCTGCTCGGTTACAGCATAGCGTGCGACCTCGCTTATAGGTGCCCACGATAAATACCCGGTCGATAAGTCGAATTGCGCTGCACGCATCCCCGGAGAAAGCGCATCGTGGCGTGCCCATCCGGTATCAGTCAGGCACTCCGTGGTTTCATCGACGCAGGCAAAGTGCGCCTCGGAGAATGGCTGTGTGGCAACCGTCCAGACGTTTCGGATATTGCGACCGCCGCCCGGTTCCCATTGCTCCTCTTGGCCACGCCCGCCATACGATAGACGAACGCCGATGTTTTTCGTATCAACCCGAGCATAGCCGTTGCCGCTCTTGTGGCCGGCGACATCTGGCTCTTTGACCGCCTCCGCATCGAAATAATAGCGCGCCGACTTGGCGAACAAGAATATGTGCTCGTGAGCACTTGTCGGCCGATCCGTGACGCTCTCTGGCATCGGATTGGGCTTTGACCAGATGATGTCCTGACGGAGCCACCAGCCATCGGCACGCAGCGCGAACGCCACCATCCAGGGAATGCCGATCAGGTCTTTGGGCTTGAGACCGGAAGGGACTTTAGTGGCATTACTGCCGCCGTAATCGTGCGCTGGATGCTTTGATTGCGAAACCTGATAGCCTCTATTGGCGGCGTAAGAGTCGCCCAAATTAATCCAAGCGGTGCCATCGTTTCTTAAGACGCGCCGCACTTCCCTGAACACCGCCACCAATTCCGCGACATAGGCGTCAGGCGTGGCCTCTAGGCCGATCTGGTTGTCTATGCGGCGCGCGCCGCACTTGCCGCATTCGTCGCGATACGGAACGACGATCGAGCGCTCGTAATCATTGCTCCCGAAATTCACCCGGCCATCATTCTTTAGCGTCGATGTTCTGCTAGCCGCGCTACCCTTGGCATGGTCGCACCCATCCCCGCCGCCCTCCCATTTCGCCGTCCCATAGTCCCGCAGCCCGAAATACGGCGGGCTTGTCACCACGCAATGCACGCTTTCGTCGGGCAGGGTTTTCAAAACCTCACGGCAGTCGCCGTGGATGGCGCGGATGCTCATGCCGCCGCCTCGAACAGCCAGCACAGCACCGCCGACCGCACCATGGCCTGCGAACCCAGCGCGGCGCCGATCTCGGACAGCAGTTCGCCCCGTTTCTGGCGCTCGATGATTGACTGCAGAAAGTCACTGCGCCGGCGCGCCCGGCCAGGCTGGCGATAGTAGGGAACGAGGGCGGGCCGGCTCATTCCATCACCCCCGCCCTGCTCGCGAACAGCTTGCCGCCAAGCGCCTGCTCGGCCTGGCGGTCGTAGTCGCGCTGGCTGCCGCGGTTATGGGCTAGCGCAAAATGCAAAGAGCAGTAGCTCGACTGCGACGCCTGGGGTGCGCCGCAGAATTTGTAGGGCGGAAAACCGTCCGAGCATGGCCAGCGACAATGCCCGTTGCGCAGGTCGAGCAAACCGAAGCTGCCGATCGGCGGCAGGGGTGGAGGCGGCGGAGCCTGGTATGGCTCCGGCGGCGGAAGTGGCCGTTTATTCCGTTTATGCGGTCGCTTTTGCGGCTTGCTCACTTGCTCATTTGATTTGAGCAGCAATCGAGCAGGCATCTTGGGCGGCACGATCGGTCGAGCCCGGCCCAACAGGCCCAAACGCCGCAGCTTGCCCATCACCGCACTGCGCGAGATGCCGAGCCGCCGGCCGATCTCGCCGCCGGTGGTGCCACTGAGCCATAGCTCCGAGAGCCGCGCCACGAGCGCTTCACTCCACAGGATTTCACCAGGATTTGGCGGCCTCATATGCCGAGCCCATCCATCAGCTCTTCGATCTTTTTCTGCCGCGCCTCGTAGCCGCGCTGGATGCGCCGGCTCTCGGCGCGCAGCGTCCAGCAGTCGGCGATGTGCTGGCGGGCGCGCCGCAGCGCTTCCGCCTGCTGCAGGGTGGCGGCCGGGAGGAGTTGCGCCTCCGTCCGGCCTGAAGCTCGGGAGCGAGGACGCGGACCCGAGCTTTTA